AAAATACAACACAAAGTTTCCATTTCCTCGAGGAAAACTTTATTAAATTGTACATTTACATAAAAACGTTGTATTTTAATAAGAACACATCCTCACACCATATATGATACAACGCAACATGTATTATATATGTCATCAGTTTGCTTGATGAAGCATTGGATTGTGTTTTTATATACGACATTAAGCGCAGCGATTTCTCGCCACGCTATGAATGTCTAAAGGCAAAGGAGCGTTATTGCTCCAATGCCTCTATGTCAGCCTCGCTAAGTTCTGCTTCTGGTTGGAAAGAACCTTTCATGATGCTCTGTAGTACAGCATCAGTCTTGGTCAAGCCAATCATTTGTGCATTGCTTGCGTAACCATCGAATGCCAATCGTGTAACAGTGTTAGTGTTACCTTCAGCATCAGTAATGGTATCTTGTGTCTCAAGCAAGAATGCTGTGTGAACCTTACCAGCCTTGAGGTCTGCAAGGAATGGGTCCTTATCATTAATAGTAAAGACTGTTCCGTTGTAGGTCACTCTAGAATAGGTTTGCCCTGCAAGTGCAGAATCTTTTGCGTAAGGTCTAGCAGATTCTAGGACTCTGAGACGAAAGATTTGTGGGCCTGTGATTTCGATTGCGTTTGCCATCTTAGTTTGTGTTTTGGTTTTAGTTAGATTACGACATGGAGGGACTACCCCAACCTGCCGTGCCCCGCAGGGGGTTTCAATCTGATGTAACCTCCCCTCCCATTGACACAATAGTTTTCCAAATTTTGAAAATTTTGGTGGGGGGCTTCTTACCAATCGTCTCATAAGGAGGGGTGCTCATTGAAAAACAGAAATAATAAAATTTGTTATTTTGGCGGAGGATGTTTTATATTTGTTATAAACCAATGGTGAAATGATTGTACAACGATTAAAGAAGGAGCTGAGTAATGACACAGAAGTATCGCATAGATACTATTCTGTTCTTTCTGCATTGAATGATTTGGAGCTTACAGAGAGAGAAGTTCAGTTGATGTCGTTCATTGCTGTTTCTGGAAGTATTTCTGTTCCTAGTAATAGAGAGAAATTCTGTTCAACATACGAGACAACAGGAGCTACAGTGAATAATATGGTGAGTAAGCTTAAGAAGCGTAACTTGCTTCTCAAGAAAGATGGAAAGATTGTTGTCAATCCGTTGATATCGTTGGATTTCTCAAATGACATTTCGTTAGAGATAAAGATTTTACATGGAGGAAAAGCTTAGTTCGATGTCTCATAGAGATTGGTTTGTCAAGCGGTTGGCAAAACAGCTCAACATAGATGTCAGTGTTGTTGATGAGGTGATTAAGCATCAGTTTGATAGTGTCATTAATGCTACACAAAGACATAAGATAGTGGAGATTTCTGGATGGGGCACATTGAGATGGAGTGATGAAGCTGCTCAGAAAAAGCTTGACACAATGGATGCTCAAATACGTGCTATTAGAAATAAGATTGCATCCTCTGAGAGTGAGACAAAGGTTCAGAAGTGGAATGATGTGATAGATGAGATGCTCTTGAAACGTAAAATATTAATCAATAGAATAAATGAGCTTAACGCAGATTTACGAAGGTTGGAAAAACAATCTGTTTCCAGAAGAAAAACTAAAGGAGCAGATCGATCAGGTGGCAGCGGAGAGAATAGCAATTTGTGACGATTGTCAATTCCATTCTAAGAATTACAAGACAATACGTCCAGACGCACATTGCACAAATTGTGGATGTACGCTTTCTGCTAAAACAAAATGTCTTTCATGTGCCTGCCCACTTAACAAGTGGACCCCTGTAATGTCAAGAGAACAAGAAGACGAATATGACGAAGCGACAGAACAATAAAGAAGTGAGGTTTCGTAAGATTAACTTACAGTTTCTCATCGAAACCCTCACACATATATATGATGCAGGAGCTGATTATGTAGATATAGTGGGCACACAGGATGATGTCCAGGACACAATTAACATTATTGTGCAAGAAGAATACATGACAGAGGAGCCCATTGAAGAGGAAGAAGATATTCCTGATGATGACGAGCCTCAAACACTTTCTGATGAAGATATAAACAATTTGATAGATGAATAGAGCTATGGTTGGACAGGAATCCATGTCCGTAATTGAGAGATTGGCAGCGTTATGCGCCACGCCTGGTATTGATGACAAGACCAAGGAGATTGCTAACAAGCAAATACAAGAGTTGCTTAGTGGTCCAATACAGGTGAGTGTGTTAGAGCTGAAGACAGCTGCACAGGGAATTGTAACTCTATCCTAATGGCTGCTCCAAAGAAGACAACATACGTTAATACGGAGCTAGATTGGGCAGAGCAACAGCTTGCTAGCTGGAAGCAATATGTCGATGCCAATCCTTTGCATGAGTTGAAGGATAGGATTGAATGGAAGCCTACAGCTAAGGGTGGAATGCTGCCTATGGTGATTGCTAGTATTGAAAGTCAGGGTAAGTTTATTCAAGAGACAATGAAGAACTATCTGGCTCTTCTTGAAGTGGTGGATAAACTGAGAGAGAAGGAGGAATCGAAGATTGAAATACGTGGTAACGGTGATCTAGGCTCTATGGCTGAGGATTTCCTTAAGGGTAGAAAATGAATCTAGAGAATGTTTCATATAGTGAATGGCTGATTAATCAAACACGCCTTCCTGACAAGAGTTCACAGGAATACAAGCCCTTCTTTGAGTTTCATAAGAAGCTGTGTCTTGATGGATTTATGATGGATGGTGTGTTTATTAATCCATTCCTGTATTGGCATCTCAATCTATGGCATACAGAAGTGGATGTTATGGATGATAGAGGACGCATCTACCAGAAATACGCCAATCCGTCTCTCAGAGATAATGAATGGCTAGTGACAAATGAAATAGACAGGGCCCATGCTGAGAAGCGTGGGTTGGTCATTTTGGGGATTAGACGTTTTGCTAAGTCTGTCTTAGAAGCAAGCTACATTGCATGGGGAGCTACGTTTGATGAGAACTCACAGAACGTTATTGCTGGCTTGAATGCCCCAGATATTAAGCTTATTACAGACAAGCTTGACAAGGGCCTAAACTTCCTGCCAGAATACTTCAGATGGCAGCGTGTAGAGGACAATTGGAAGAATCAAGTGACGTTAGGGATTAAGACAAAAGGAGGAGAGCGTATTCCTTTCTCACAAATCCTAATACGTAACCTTGATGAGGGTAATAACGAAGAAGCTATTGCTGGTACAAAGCCTAGAAAGCTCATCATTGACGAGATTGGTAAGGGGTCCTTCTTACGAGGCTTACAAGCAGCTGTTCCTGGCTTTACAACACCGTTTGGATGGGGATGTTCTCCTATTCTGACAGGTACAGGAGGTGATATGAAGAGGTTTATGGATGCTAAGTCATTGATGTTTGACGTTGATAATTACAACTTCTTGACATACAACAATGATGAGGACACCAAGCGTGTACATGGCTTGTTCATTTCTAATAAATACAGAATGGAAGCCAAAGAACTCTCTACATTAGGAAGCTATCTCAACTCTCCAAAGACTAGTGATTTGCACAATGTGCAAATGTTAGTGTCTAATGAGGAGAAAGCCAACCAAATTACTAATAACAACCTAGAAAGACTAAAGAAAGCTGGCGATAGAGTTGCTTATTTGAAAGAAAAAATGTATTATCCACAGAAGGTGGATGACATATTCCTAAACGAAGACACAAACATCTTTGATATTGAGGCTGCTAAGAGACAGAAGATCAGATTGCTACAGAACGAAAGAACTGGCACACCTGTTATATTATTTAGTGACGAAGGAAAGATTGGGCATGAGTTTACAGACAAGATGCCAATTACAAACTTTCCCTTAAAGAGTACAGACGCTAAGGATGCTCCTGTAGTGATATATGAATTCCCTATAGAGAATCCTCCGTATGGATTGTATGTTGCAGGAGTTGACCCCTACAGACAAGGGCAGGCAAAGTATTCAACTTCACTAGGTTCTGTGTATATTTACAAGAGAATGCACGATCTAACTGGTGAAAAATATCAGGATATGTTCGTAGCTTCGTATTGTGCAAGACCTGATAAGAAGGAAACGTGGGAAGAACAGGCTAGATTACTAATTAAATATTACAACGCTAGGGCTCTCTGTGAAAATGATGATATTTCTTTCATCGAATACATGAAAAGCAAGGGTGATGCGCACTATCTAGAGAAGCAACCACAATGGTTGTTAGAAGTGATTCCAAACACCACCGTCAAACGAGAGTATGGTATTCACAGATCAGCCCAAAAAATAATTGACTACCTACATACATGTCTGAAGAGATACATGGAGGATGTTATTTATTCTGAGAAGGATGATGAAGGAAATGTAACTAAAGAAGTTACAGGTGTGAGCAAGATGTTTGATCCTATGTTGCTTGAAGAAATCATTCAGTATAATGATGAAGGCAACTTTGATAGGATTATTGCAGCGGAACTAGCTATAGCTCAGGCACTTAAGATGGACCCAATATTTGGAAGAATTGGTGGAACAAATGATGACAGGGTGAAGTCGCTGTACAGTAAGAAATTAAAGAGCAACACGCTATTTAGCAGCTCTAGAAATATGTTCAATACGAGAAAAAATAAATTATTTTCATAATGGCAATCATTAGATATACAAAGGACGCAACCATACGATATGCCTATCTTAACATTTTCCCTGATCAATTCAAGACAGAGAAAGAGAAGCAGGATGAGAGTTGGGTGAAAAACACGATGGATTATTTCGCAAACAAGTCGTATGCGGAATACATGAAGAGTCGTGACACGTTTGTTAAAAATTATGACCTTGTAAAGGGCATCCTGAGAATGGAGGACTTTTATCAAGAGCCAGATGTAAAATCATTTACAGAAATACTACAGGGAGACTTAGGGCTTCCTGCCTATGTAAAACATTATTCTATTGTAACAACACCAATCAATGAGCTTGTAGGCGAAATATCTAAGCGTCCAGATACATTTCGTGTAAAGGCATTTGATGATGATAGCCAGTCTGAAGAATTACAATTCAAGACAGATGTGCTGCAACAGTATATCATTTCTCAAGCAAGACAGAGCATATTAGAAAAAGTGGCTATGCAAGGCCAAGAGATTGATGAAGAGCAGCTAGAGCAAATCACAATGGAGCAAGTGAAGGATCAGCTTGATTCTTACACATCTGTAGCAGAGAAGTGGGCCAACCACATTTTGACATGTCAGAAAGCAGAATTCAATCTTAAAGAAAAAAGCGAAGATGCATTTAGAGATATGCTTATTTCTGCTAGAGAGTTCTATCACATCTATGAAGACAACTCCAAGCTTGGATTTAACATAGAAGTGGCTAACCCAAAGAACACATGGTTCTTAACAACACCAGATAGAAAGTGGATTTCTGATCCTACAGGAAGAAACCAAGGAGCGTATGCTGCTGGTACTGTGCAAGTTATGGAATTGTCAGAGATTATTGAGAGTATTCCTGACTTGACAAAAGAAGAGATTGATCACTTGCGAAGCTCATTGCAAGACTACGGACTTATCAACGTTCGTGAATCTAATCTTGGTAATCCTAACGCTGCTGATGGTATTGACTCCATCCAATACGACACATTCGATCCTCTTGTCTTGCAGACAAGAATGATGATTGAAAGTGAGATGAAAGAGAACAACGATGGATTGAAAGACTTCTTAGGTTTGACAACCAACGTGTCTTCATTTGGATACAAATACGTTGTTGTTAGAGCATATTGGATTTCTAAAAGAAAGATTGGTAAATTATCCTATGTAGATGAAATGGGTAATGATCAAACTGTTCTCGTAGACGAAAATTACAAATCAGGTACGATTCCTACACAAACTTCATTGGAATGGGGATGGATTAACCAGTGGTATCAAGGAACTAAGATTGGCCCAGACATTTACCATGTCAAGCCTCTAAAGATTCTTAACTATTGCCCAATCATAGGCACCACATTTGAGGTGAAAAATACAGAAGCTAAGTCATTAGTGGATTTAATGAAGCCATTCCAAGTGTTATATAACATTTGTATGAATCAATTGTACAAATTGTTGGAGAAAGAAATTGGTAATGTCGCTTCTGTAAATATTAGACGTGTTCCTAGACTAAAAGATGGGGATGATCAAGATGCGTTGGACATCTGGGAAATGGAAGCAAGAGAGCGTGGTATTATATTCGATGATGACAGCCCAGAGAATACAAAAGCTGCTGTATCTAACACTACCATTGCAAGAAATATAGACCTTACAAGAACTAGTGAAATTCAATCTAGATATAACCTTGCATTACAACTAAAGAATGAATGTTGGGAACTTATAGGCATGTCTAGACAGCGTTTAGGAAGCGTACAAGCAAGCGAATCTGCTACAGGTGTGAATACAGCTGTCAGTCAGTCATATGCCCAGACAGAGCCTCTATTTGTTGCACACGAGTATGTCCTTGGACAGCTATATCAAGCAATTGTAGATGCAGCACAATATGTAGAAAGTGCTAAACCTATATCTACGCTATCATACATTACATCAGAGGGAGAATCTGCATTTATACAAGTGAATGGTAATGATTTGAAACTACGTGATTTGAAAGTGTTTGTAACAAACAGGCCAGAAGATACACAAATGTTCAACGAGTTGCGTCAATTGTCTCAGGCTGTCATTCAGAATGGTGGCACACTATATGATGTAATAGAATTGTATTCTACTAAGTCTATGAGAGAGATGAAGAAGACATTCAAAACTCTTAAAGATCGTCAGCAGCAAATGCAAGATCAACAGATGCAAATGCAGCAACAACAGCTTGAACAACAGCAACAAATTGCAGCTGCTCAACTACAGGCTCAACAACAGCAGAAACAAGAAGAGCTTGCTAATGAGAACTATCAAAAAGAACTTGATAGAATTAATAAAAAAGAAGTGGCTCTTATTAATGCTGCTGCAAGAGGCGAATCTGCAACACAAGATGTTGATCAATCAGGAACTGCTGATATATTAGAGATATCAAATCTATCTATGCAACAGTCTAAAGCAGCTCAAGATTATCAACTAAAGATGCAGGATATTCAATCTAAAAACAATCAAGCTATGCAGAAGCTACAGCTTGAAAAAGAAAAACTAAATGTTGCTAGAGAGAATATGAAAAATGATGTTGAGGTGGCTAAAATAAATGCTTCTAATAGAGCGTCAAAAAACAATAAGAAATAAAAAATATAGGAAAAAGTATAGTTAATGCTATACGTGTCAAAAAAACAACAATTTTGATTATTCCTTATTTGATTATTTTATAAACGAAAGTACATTTATATCAATAAACCAATCAAATAATTAACTACATATATGGCAGACAACCTAGACACTCCGTCATTTGGTAACTTTGGTATTGAAGAAACGTTGGGAATGGGAGTGGGCAACACAGAATTGTTGAGCGACTTGTTCTCTCCAGAAACTTCTACAGAAGATCCTGATAAACTAGAAGCAATTGTAAAGACAGCTGAAGAACCCCAAGCTCCTAAAAAACCAGAGGTTTCTAAAGGTAAGGAAGTTGTCCAAAAGCTAGATGGTGAGGAACCCACTCCACAAGATGTTTTGAAAAACTTTCTTGGAGACGATGATGATGAGGAAGAAGAAGATGATAATGTTGCAGCACCAGCTAAAGCAGAAGCAAAAGCTGAAGAGTCTGATGAAGACGATGATGTAGCAGAATCACCATTTGTTTCTCTCTCAAAGGACCTTTTCAAACTTGGTGTTTTCACAAAGGATGATGAGGATGAAGATGCTGTAATTGAAACTCCAGAGCAATTCTTGGAAAAGTTCAATTCAGAAAAGAAAAAAGGTGCAATCGAGATTGTTGATAATTTCATTGGTCAGTTTGGAGAGGATTACCAGAAAGCGTTTGATGCCATATTTGTAAAGGGTGTAGACCCTAAAGATTATTTTGGCGTATATAACAACGTAGTGAATTTTGCTGAATTGGACTTGTCCAATGAAGACAACCAAGTGAGAGTGATCAAACAAGCTCTGGCAGACCAGGGATTTGATAGTGATGACATAACAACAGAAGTTGAAAGACTTAGAAACTACGGTGATTTAGAAACAGTTGCTAGCAAGCATCACAAGGTGCTTGTTAAGAAGGAGGCAGCAAAGTTGCAACAAATGGAGCAACTAGCTGAACAACAACTTCAGCAGAAAGCAATGATTCGAAATCAGTATATACAAAATGTTCAGTCTGTTCTTCAAGACAGATTGAAAGCAAAGGAGTTTGATGGAATTCCATTAAACCCCAAATTGGCATCAGAACTACAAGACTTCCTTTTGGTAGATAAGTATAGAACTCCGTCAGGAGAAACCCTGACAGATTTTGACAAGACTATCCTGGAGCTCAAGAGACCTGAGAATCACGCTTTGAAAGTTAAGGTGGGACTTCTTCTGAAAATCTTGGAAAAAGATCCTACACTATCTACCATTCAAAGAACAGGGGTGACTAAGAAGTCAACTCAGTTGTTTGAGGAAGTCGCAAGACAGACCAGTAAAAAACCTGGTTCTGGTGGCAATCCTGGAAAAGCGAACTCATGGTTCTTATAAATTAAATAAACAAAGCTTAAAACAATGGCAATTCAAACAATCCCAGGTTTAACAGGCTTTACCTACGCTCGTGTTGCGTCAATGGACAAACGTGCTGTAGGAAAGCTAACTGATTCAAATCACTTGGAGTCGTTTCACTCCACTGAGCCAGCTGACTATGACAAGAAGATCATCTCCTTGTACACTCAGAGCTCATTGTACAGCAACGACTTCCTTGATATGATCAACAAGTCCACTCCTTACTACATCGACAACAACAGCGATTCTTGGAAGTGGGAAGTTCAAGTTCCTTACAAATTCCCTAAAATCATTGACATCCCTAGCTCCACTGCTGAGTTGAGCAAGCCAGGTATCGATGGTCAGGAATTTCAGGTGGTATTGGACACTAACGAATTCTCTAAGAACGCTATCGTTTCTGTAGGTTCTCGTCAGTATGGTCCAAGATGGTATGCTGTAAAAGATCCAGTTCCTTGGAATGCAGGTTTCCTTTACACTTTCACATTGGTGTCTGATAACCCAATCGTGGATTTCGTAAGCCCTACCTTCTTGCAAATTGGTATCGAACTTGAATTGGTAGATGCTGCAATTGGTGAATTTGATCAGGATCTTCTTGGTTTGCCAAGACTTGGTGAGAAAATCACTATGTTCGAATCTCTTGGTTCTGGATATGGTTTTGAGCACCAAATCACTGCATGGGCTGACGACAAGACTATGCGTGATGCTTCTGGTAAGCCTCTTGATATCTTGGTGTACGCTCCTCAGCGCAGAAACCAACTTCCTCTAACTCGTAACGATGTTAAGTGGGAGCCATTCGTAGAATTCATGTTGAGAAAAGCAATGCTTGAGCTTAAGGTGAAGCGAATGATCTGGTCTAAGCCTGGCACTGTAAAAACTAATGGTTCTAAGCAAGAGTTGAAGCGTGTATCTGCTGGTGTTTACCACAGAATGCGTAACAACGGTAACTTGGTACAATACAACCGTGGAGAATTCTCCGCAAACCTTATCCGTTCCGTGTTTGGAGACTTGTTCTACAGACGTGTGGATGTTAAGGACAGACGAGTGAAAATGTACACTAACGAAGCTGGCTTTGACGTGTTCCAGCAGGCTTTGAAAGCTGATGCATTGAACTCTGGCCTTACCTTCATGGCTGATTCTGGAAACAGATACATGCAAGGAGAAGGACAGCACATCACTTACAACTTTGCATTCGATGCAATGGTTACTCGTGAAACTGGTCGTGTGGAACTTATCCACTTGAAAGAACTTGATCTCCCTCAGTCCAACTTGGAATTTGGTCAGAACAAGAAATCAACTCCAGTGTTCATGGTATTTGATGTGTCTCCAATGTCTGATGGCTCTATGGTAAACAACATCCGTGAGGTACGTATGAAGGGTGCTCCTTCTATGACTTGGGGTTATATCGATGGACGTAGACACCACCTTGGCTTTGCTAAGTCTCAGGGTATGTCTTCTGCCAACAAATTCCCAGGCTACGAAATCTGGATGCAAGATCGTTGCGATGTGTTCATCGAAGACTTGTCAAGAACTGTACTAATCGAAGAAATTCCACAGTTCTAATATAAAATCTCCCCTCGTGTCAATCATGAGGGGAGTTTTATACCTCTCCTTGGGTAGACCCCTAGGACTGACGTGAAAACGTTTCAAAAACAGAGTGTGGGTCAGTGAGCCTAGCCATTTGATTGGCACACTCTGCAAAAACAAACCAATACAAATCAACTACATATGGGTAATAAACTTGGAAAAATCTCCACGATTAAGAAGGAGTACAACAGTGCTGGTATGCAAACCATGCAAGGAGGATTATCGTCAAGAGGACTATCTAGAATTCCAGGAACTGGAGTTTTTAAATATCCTTACAAGGAACTTGATGGAAGATATAGAACAGGCTTAGATGCTGAAGCTGCTTACATCAAAAGAATTGCTGATCCTACAGAACGTGAGATAGAAATCGAACGTGTTACAGCTTTGAGAGAAAAACTTGAGAATGCTCTAGGAGGAATAGATCTTGGACCAAGAGCTCCTTTCTGGAACTACAGCTTGTCTAAGTCTACTGATGACACAGGACATGTTCAGCCAGTTAAGCTTCTAGATGGTGACAACTATTTTGACTTGTCAATTCCATTTCAAGAACTTGCTTTCTCTTGGTTAAGAGTTCACCCAACCATTGCTAGTTCTTATCAAGCATGGGAAAGAGGTGACTATCCAGCAGATACACAATTCTACGTTGTAGATGATGATATCGAAAATGCTGTAGTATTCAAGAAGAAACAATTGATCAACAGAGCTATTGCTAAGTTTGATGCAATGTCTCCTGAGAAAAAGAGAAAAGTAGCAAGACTTCTAGGTCTTCCAGTTACAGAAGATTCTAAAGAAGATTTTGTATACAACCAAGTGGATAACGTTCTTAAGCAAACTGAGTTCAAGTCTGGTAAATATCAAGGATTGTCAACAATCGAAGTATTTAACAGATTTGCAGACATGAAAGAAAACTTACTCCATATTAAAGATTTGGTTAAACAAGCCATTGCACATTCAGTGTACAGAGTTAAGTCCAGTGGACGTGTCTTTGAAGGTGAATATGAAGTGGCAAAAGATGAAGATGAATTGGTGAAGTTCTTGGCTAACGATGATAATCAAGACGAACTAATTACTCTAGAGCAAAAGTTGAAATCTAAGAAACTCGCTTCTGTATGATACCTGTAGATAGTTTATTATATAAAATTGATCAAAAACTAAATAAACTATCGACTAATGAGCATCAGCAGATTCAACTCGAAGATAAAATCTTAGCTTTGAATGAGGCTCAGATAAAGCTTATCAAACAAAAGGTTGATGGATTTAGTGTTGTTAGTGGAATGGGTCTTGACGCTTTCAAAAAGCGTTATGAAGACTTACAAAAACTTGTAATTAATTACAATCGAGGTAAGTTAGACCTACATCTAAAGAATGAAACATTAAATCAATGGGCAGCCAATATTGATTTGCTTGATCCAAAGTACATGTTCTACATTGACAGTTATGTTTTAGCTGACAAGGGAGTGTGCAAGGATCGACAAATTTGGATAAACAAAGACTTGGCAAAACATGGTGATTTGCAGTTCTTATTGAACAACGTTCACTACAAGCCATCTTTCGAATATCAAGAGACATTTAATTTTATCTCCTCAGATGAAATTAGTATATTCACAGACGGAACATTCACTCCTAGTGCGATATATGTCTCTTATATGAGATATCCAATCTACATTGACAAGGCAGGATATATCAGGTTTGACGGCCAACCATCTACAGATGTTAACTGTGAACTTGAAGAATATCTAGAGGATGAGTTGGTTGATCTAACAGTCCAAAACCTTGCAATGTATACAGAGAATGCTTCTGCGGTACAAAGTGCCCAGTTCAGAATACAGACAAATGAATAAATAAACTTAACAAACAAACAAAAAAATGGCTGATTTCTCGTTAACCACCCTTTTTGTAGTTCCAGTAGGGCAAACATCTCTCCCTAGCTCTGGTTCTACTCAGGATCTAACTGCTGGTCAAGTTGGTTTCTTCAAGAACGACTACAGTGTGGCTACAGCTGGCAACATTGCTGCTGCTCCATATTTCTATGTAGCTCAAGGTAGACAAAACACCTACCTACAAGGCTCTAAGCGTTCTGATAAAATCAAGGGTTGCCCATCTGGTTCTGGTTGCTCATCTAACGTAACTGAATGGTACAAAGTATCAGGTTGCGGTACTCCTGCTGTCCAAATTACTGATGTAGGTAACTGGAGCGTACAGTGTGGAGAAGTTGTGACTCTTACTCTAAGAGCTCATTCTAGTTATCTTGACACCTTGTACTTCAACGGTTTCACTCGTTCCGTAACTGTACAGGCTCCTTGCTGCGATTGTGGTGCTGATCCTTGCACTGATGTTGACACCAATGCGTTGATCAACCAGTTCATCTATCAGTTGAACCTTGCTGCTCCTGGTAACAACCCTGACAATATCACATTGTCTGATTTCTACACTTTCGAGAACGTAGGTGGAACTATCCTTCGAATCTCTGGTAAGCCTCTTACTAAATATGGCCAGCCTTGCGATATTGCTGCATTCCCTTGGGAATATGACAGAATGTACTTCCGTACTTTTGTATACCAAGGTCCTGCTACCACTGCTGACTTTATCGTAGCTGATAACTGCAATATCGTTGCTGATCCTGTCGTTGTTCAGAGAGCTTCTTACCCAACTGGTACTGCTGAAGAAATTGCTCAACTTGAGAAAAACTTCTACAGCTATCAAGCAGGTTACTTGAAGCACTTGTACAGAATGAATGGTTACAACGAGAACTTTGAAACTTATGTAACTTCTGGTACCATTTATGATACCTACTACATCAAGTTCAATCAGTATGACCGTTCTGCTTATCAGTGGGGTGATTACATCTATGAGGATAGCATGGTAATTCTTGCTGCTCCTAATGCTGCCACTCCAGGTAATGCTGGTATTGCTGCTGCTGTTGAAGCTGTTCTTGAAGCTGCTCTTGGTACTGTAGTTGATAACAATGTTTGTATCACTACTACTACCACCACAACTTCTACACCTCCAACAACTACTACCACTACTAGCACTTTGATTCCTTAATAGTAGGTAAGTTAAAATTTCTACAACCTATGCCAGAGGGTGAGAGGATTAGTTCTCAAAATCCTCTGGCATTTTCTTTATAACTCCCATGCCAACTCTGCAACTAGACATTCTTGTAGTTCCAACATACAACACGCTAACAATGGCTGTTGCTGACGCATCTACATATCCAACTACTCCACCAAGTGTCACTGCACCAAACTTGGAGGTTAATGTTCCAAACTTTGGGATAGTTAATATTCCATTTGTTGTCAATCAGATAAATGTATTATCATCTTCCAATTTAGGAATTACGCCAGTGGGGACGAATGATCCTCTTCCTGACGGTATTTACTATCTTAAGTATTCAGTGGCACCAGCAAACGTAAACTTTGTTGAGAGGACTATTATGCGTACTGAGAGACTTCAAGAAAAGTTTGATGGAGCATTTATGAAACTTGACATGATGGAATGTGATAGAGCAATTAAGACGCAATCTAAGGTGGAGCTAACAACTATATCATTCTTTATCAATGGAGCTATAGCAGCTGCAAATAATTGTGCTACAGTTGAAGCAAATAAATTGTATCTTCAAGCTGATAAAATGCTGAACAACTTCCTAAGAAATAACTGTGGATGTTCAGGAAATAATTATGCAACCGTAACAACTTATTACTAATATGGCAAAGTGTTCAAGCTGTGGAGCAAGCGTAGGATGTGGATGCAACCTTAAGAATGGTATGTGTGCATATTGTGCAGATAAAAAGAAGGAGTCAATCACAGTACAACCGCCCACCTCTCAAAATCAATAGATATGTTACAACCTAGATTAACTTCCTGTTCTGAATGTGGTGAAATCCCTGATTTGCTGGCTGATATAGAGTGCAAGATTACAGAGGTGGCAAAGAATCTGTACAATAACACTGTGTTTGCACTCAATATGCCAGTTCCATATACAACAATGATAGATCTTCTTAATTACAGAAGAATCTTAACATATAAATATTGTAACCCAGATTACGCTAAAAACTACACAGTTTGTCAAATAGCTAGTAAAGTGAAACTTCTAAAATATAAATAAATGAGCTGCTCTAATTGCTTCAATGGATGCACTGAAATCATATCTGATCAGTGCGTAAGATATACAGGATATAATATCCCTGCCCTTGGTATTTCCAATGGTGACACACTTGCTAGTGTTGAATTACAAATTACAACATTCATCTTAGATCTGTCCACTGGTAATGGCATTATTCCTGTCATTGATCCAGCTGATCTGTGCCCATTGGTGAGTGGGTTTCTCCCAGTGTCTGGTGACATTACACTTAATGATGTTATCTCAGCATTGTTGCAATCAATTTGCGCTTTAAAAACCAATGTTACAGCAATCGATGCAACGCTCGCCACCCTTAATGCCAATTACACAATTGGATGCCTTACAGGTGTAACAGCATCGTCTGATACACATGACATTCTTCAAGCAGCTATCAATAAGCTATGTTTAACAGCTTCTGAACTAACTGCTCTACAGTTGAATGTATCAACCAATTATGTAGAGCTTGCTGATTTGAATACGCTTATTCAAGCTTATTTAGATAGCATTGCACCATCTAACCTTTACAAGAATAACATGGTGCCATACGTAGCGTATGAATACTATGGACCTCTTACAGGATTTGATGTTACAGGAGCAGGCTCTGGTCAATTTATTGATGTGTTTTTGTGTAACGGAAGTAATGGAACACCAGATAAGAGAGGACGTGTT